GGCGGAGTTGGCAGTGGGTTTTGGTCGTAAAGTCCGAAATTTGGTCGATTCCGACATCTATAAAGACCTATTTCCTGATGTGGCGCTTCAATCCGACTCCAAAGCAGCGGGTCGTTGGGCAACTAATTATGGTGGCGATTACTTTGCTATTGGTGTGGGTGGTGCTGTTACTGGTAAGGGAGCTGATCTTCTCATTATTGATGACCCCCACTCTGAGCAAGAGGCTGCTTTAAGCGAAAGTAACCCCGAAATCTACGATAAAACGTATGAATGGTACACATCTGGCCCTCGTCAGCGTTTACAACCAGGTGGGGCTATCGTAATTGTTATGACTCGGTGGTCTAAAAAGGACTTAACGGGTCAAGTTATCAAAGCTGCGGCTCAAAGAAGCGGTGAAGAGTGGGAAGTTATTGATTTTCCTGCTATTTTGCCGTCTGGAAAGCCACTTTGGCCTGAATTTTGGTCAAAACTTGAGTTAGAAGCCCTAAAAGCTGAACTTCCTGCAGGTAAATGGATGGCTCAGTATATGCAGCAGCCAACTTCAGACGTTTCGGCGATTATTAAGCGAGAGTGGTGGCAAGTTTGGGAGCATGATGACCCTCCACAATGCGAGTTTTTAATCCAAAGTTGGGATACAGCGTTTTTAAAGACAGAACGGTCAGATTACAGTGCTTGTACGACTTGGGGAGTGTTTTACCAACCAGACGCAACAGGCTTGGAACAGCCAAATATCATACTTCTTAATGCTTTTAAGGAACGAATGGAATTTCCTGAGTTAAAGCAACGAGCGTATGCAGAGTACAAAGAGTGGGATCCTGACGCATTGATTGTAGAAGCCAAAGCTGCTGGTTCTCCGTTGATATTTGAACTTCGAGCTATGGGTATACCCGTACAGGAATTTACTCCAAGTCGTGGTAATGATAAAATTGCAAGATTAAATGCAGTAGCAGATATTTTTGCTAGTGGCAGGGTGTGGGTGCCTAATACAAGTTGGGCAGAAGAGTTGGTTGAAGAAGTAGCAAGTTTCCCTTCTGGAGAACACGATGACATGGTAGACTCGATGTCACAGGCGCTATTGAGATATCGTAAGGGCGGCTTTATTCCTTTGCAATCAGACTTAGCCGATGAAGTTAGAGAATTTAAATCCAAGCGTCATGCTGGATACTATTAAGGTAAATAATTATGGCAATTGATAAAGCACTATACCAAGCCCCTGAGGGTATTGAAGCTCTTGCGGAAAAAGAAGTTCCTATTGAGATTGAGATCGAGGATCCAGAATCGGTCCGTATTGGTATAGACGGTATGGAGATTGAAATTGAACCGGGTAAAGAAGTTAATGATGAGTTCAATGCCAACCTTGCTGAAGAAATAGATGAAAGCGTATTAGCTAGCCTTGCTAGCGACTTAATAGGAGATGTTGAAGGTGACATAGCCTCTCGTAAAGATTGGATTCAAACATACGTAGATGGTTTAGAGTTATTAGGTTTAAAGATTGAAGAACGTAGTGAGCCATGGGAAGGCGCGTGTGGTGTGTATCACCCACTGATGAGCGAAGCGTTGGTTAAATTCCAAGCTGAAACCATGATGTCTATTTTCCCTGCTGCTGGTCCAGTTAAGACTCAAATTATTGGTAAAGAAACACCACAGAAAAAAGCAGCTGCTGAACGTGTCCAAGATGACATGAATTTTCAGCTAACAGATGTAATGTCTGAGTACAGACCTGAAACCGAGCGTATGTTGTGGGGCTTGGGTTTATCTGGTAATGCATTTAAAAAAGTTTATTTTGACCCTACTATGGATCGTCAGGTATCAATGTTTGTACCAGCGGAAGACATTATTGTCCCGTATGGAGCTAGTAATCTAGCATCTGCAGATCGTATTACTCATGTGATGCGCAAGACAGAAAACGAGGTAAAGCAACTACAAATAGCAGGATTCTATAGAGATATAGATCTTGGAGAGCCAGATAACATACTGGACGAAGTAGAGAAGAAGATTGCCGAGAAACTAGGGTTCCGTGCTACTTCAGATGATCGATACAAACTATTAGAGATTCATGCCAATTTAGATTTAAAAGGGCACGAGCACACTGACGAAGACGGTGAGCCCACTGGTATCGCTTTGCCTTACATCGTAACTATTGAAAAGGGTAGTCTAGAAGTTCTTTCTATCCGCAGAAATTGGGAACCAGATGATAAGAAAAATACTAAACGCCAGCACTTCGTACATTACGGTTATATTCCGGGTTTTGGCTTCTATTGCTTTGGCCTCGTGCATCTTATTGGCGCTTTCGCCAAATCAGGAACGTCTCTTATTAGGCAGCTTGTTGACGCTGGTTCACTTGCAAACTTGCCAGGTGGCTTTAAGACCCGTGGATTGCGTGTCAAGGGAGACGACACCCCGATAGCTCCAGGCGAATTCCGTGACGTAGACGTACCTAGTGGGGCAATGAAAGACAACATCATGCCGCTCCCATATAAGGAGCCAAGCCAAACACTGATGACTTTGTTAAATCAGATCGTAGAAGAAGGTCGCCGCTTTGCTAACACTGCCGACTTACAGATTAGCGATATGTCTGGTCAGGCACCAGTTGGTACTACATTAGCAATTCTAGAACGCACATTGAAGGTGATGTCAGCTGTACAAGCTCGTATTCACTATAGCCTCAAGCAAGAACTTAAGTTATTAAAAGGCATCATTGCTGCGTACACCCCTGAGGAGTATGACTATGAGCCAACCGAGGGTTCGCGCCGCGCTAAAAAGAGCGATTATGAAAATGTTGATGTCATTCCGGTGTCGGATCCCAATGCGTCAACGATGGCACAAAAGATTGTCCAGTACCAAGCAGTACTTCAACTGGCGCAAGGGGCACCCCAACTATACAACCTCCCGCTTCTCCATAGACAGATGCTCGATGTTTTGGGGATCAAGGATGCACAAAAACTTATCCCAATGGCGGAAGACCAAAAACCGCAAGATCCAGTTTCGGAGAATCAGAACGTCTTAATGATGAAACCGGTCAAAGCTTTTGCTTATCAAGACCACAAAGCACATATTGCTGTACATATGTCTGCTATGCAAGATCCTAAAATTGTTCAGTTGCTACAAGGCAACCCAATGGCTCCGCAATTTCAAGCAGCTATGATGGCGCACGTTAATGAGCACTTAGGGTTCCAGTACCGTATTGAAATTGAACAACAACTAGGTATGACTTTGCCACCACAGTATGACGAGGCTGGCGAAGAACAAAACATGAACCCAGAAGTTGAGGCTCGTTTGGCTCCGATGTTGGCGCAAGCTGCCACTCAATTGTTACAGCAGAATCAAGCCCAAGCACAGCAACAACAGGCGCAACAACAGGCCCAAGATCCAATTGTCCAAATGCAACAACAAGAGTTACAACTTAAAGCTGCTGAACAACAACGCAAGACTAAGAAAGATGCTGTTGATGCGCAACTTAAAATGGCTCAAATTGATGTAGAAAAACAACGGATTCAAACCCAAGCCAAAATTGATGGGGCTAAAGCATTAATGAACCAAGCCGCACAGAAGAAATCATTATTGGTTAATACCGGGGTTGACTTGTTAAAGAACTACACAAATAGAAAACATGAAGAAACAAAGCAGCATAAAGAATTGTTTGCTAAAGGGCTAGACAATGCCCACAAACACGCAACAACTAAAAAGAAAGGTGACTAATGAATGTAACTGACGTTCTAGTAGACGAACTAGATAAGAAAGTTGAACAACTAAAAGATTGGATAGCCAGCGGACAGGCTGAAGACTATGTAGGGTACCAAAAAACGTGTGGCGAGATTCGAGGTCTGCTAATTGCACGTGGTTACACATTAGACCTCAAACAAAACCTGGAGAACTCGGACAATGAGTGAACTAAACCTTAGCCAAGCGGTGGACCTATCGGCTGTGCTAAACAAAGAAGTGGAAGAACGAGCAAAACAACTACCGATTCCACAGGGATACCGCATTTTATGTGCAATTCCCGAAGCTGAAGAAGCGTATGACAGCGGCATTATTAAATCAGACGAAGCACGTAGACATGACGAACTCTTAACCACTGTGCTGTTTGTAGTGGATATGGGACCTGATTGTTACAAAGACCCAACCCGTTTCCCCAACGGCCCATGGTGTAAAAAGGGTGATTTTATCCTTGTGCGCCCTAATGCAGGTACACGTTTAGTTATACATGACCGTGAATTCCGCATTATTAACGATGACTCTGTGGAAGCAATTGTGCAAGATCCGCGTGGCATTA